CACCACATCGTATTTACCCACGGCAGGGTTATAGATTTTGTCTATCACTACCGATGGGTTCATAGGATCAATGATTTTCTTGACTGGTTCTTGCTGCATAGGGTCAATCTTGACCATATTGGTTTCACCGTCTTCACCAATAATCCGAGCCACGCGCTGTGTATCGTAAATCTTGGGAGCAAGGTCAACAATCTGGCGAGTAATGTGGCGCACCGCACGGGCAAGGTTGTCGCCGTAGTGGTAAGTACCTACATCACCTTCACGCTGACGCGCAAGAATCGCTTTTCCTGAGCGTTCGTTGCTTCCCATGCCCAAAGAAGCGTTATATTGACCAGTTGTTGATTTGATGTCTTCGGAAGCGCCAGCTTTGGCTTGCAACAAGCCGCTGGATGCCATTGGGGGCTGGGCGCGTTGTGGTAATGGCAAAACAGAGCCAGAACCGTCAGTCACATCAGGGTTTACCTCTAGGTAAGGCCAATTATTTGTGTTTGCGGTCTTCCATTTGTCTTCGTAGCCTTCAAACTGACCGCCGTAGCCGATAAATGGGGCTTTGGGTGCAAGTGCCAGCATCTCAGCTTCCTGAGACACCCAGTAGTTGTACATCCGCTGTGCATCTTTTGCATTTCGGACTAGGCCAGACAGGTACAAGCGCCCATCAACCTCATATTCATTGCCAACAACGCGGACTACTGGGATGTATTTCCCCGCCCAATCACGTTCTTCAAGAATTTCATAGCCGTTGATCTTGCAGTATTTAACTTTGACACGATCAGACTCACGAGATTTTTTAGGTTTTCCATAGATTGCCTTAAATTGTTTGTCTTCGGGCGTACCCTCAAACGCTGTTAGGTTGCCGGGGTACAGATTCAATGTAGCACGGTCATAGTCAATGTAGTAGTAGTCGGCAATGCGGACTGTGTTCTCATTGAGCCAGTTGGAGATAGACTGATCGCCCACGCCAAGTGACTGCAAAGTTGTAATGGGCGCTGAATTGGGGTACAGGCGCTCGTATTCTGCTTTTGGGATGTCTTCGGTGATAAAACAATACTTTGCATCCGCGCCGCAAGGGTCTTGGATGGTCGGGTCCATGTAGACGCTGAAAGAATTGCGGATTCGCCCAATCTTAATGTCTTGGTCAAATGTATTTTCGTCACAATACTCAGTCAGCAGCCGGATGTATCCCTCTCCGTAGGCAACTTGGTTCTCGCACGCTGTGTCATAGGCGACATCGGCATCAGAGATGTATTCGATGTGGCGTACCAGTCCGTTAAAGATTTCGGCAATTTCCACGTCTGCATTGTCGTCAGCAGGAATGACCTTACCACTTGGTCTATTTTGTCTTTGGTCATTCGTAACTTGTTTAACGTGTTGGGGTAGTTTGTTGATTGTCAGGCACGGACGTGCGTTGATCGTTTGGCCCTGTACCGCACCACGGGTGGCAAGTACGTCAGCAGGCCATTGCCAGGCGTTATCTGGACTTCCAGCATAAAAACGCAAATCGTCTATCTCATCCTCACGAGATTCAGACAGCGCCGAAATAGCCATATCTAGTCTGCTTCGAGCAGTCGCCAAGATGTCAGAATTACTCTTATCCTTGGTTGAGCCGCCATTAGATACTGCTCCAGCCGCAGCAATGCCAGTGTAATCAGCCATTAAAAGTATTTCCTTTGCTCATGTTTTCACGCCCCGGTAAGACTTGTAAATTCCAAGGCACATGAAGACCCGATACAGACGAACCCCGCAAAGGCACTGCGTGGTCAACATGATAGTCAAATCCTACTTTACGCAGTGCCGAGCAATAATTGTAAACGCATTCCATCTCAAACAACTCACCAGAATTTAACCAATTTGGCATTCGGTCTGCTTTTGCTGTTCGGTAATTCATTGTCCACAAATTACGATTACCGGGGCGTTTAATGTTTTGTGTGCGCTGATGTTGCGCTGTTTTTTCTGGGTTTTGCCTAGCCCAAAGTGCAGAACTAGCCAAATATTTAGCACGATTTTTAGATTTTGTCTTATTAGCTGTTGCATTTGCACATTCGCAACAACTTTTGTTGGTTGTATATCGCTCGGCAACATGACCATGCACGCAAGCCATCCCAGTAAAGTACCGTGGACTGCCTGAAGCAATAGCCTCCTGCCGATTCATTATTTCTTACCTTTTGGGGCTGGTTTAGCAGCCTCACGTTTTACTGAATACGCAATTGCAACGGCTTGCTTGACGGGTTTGCCAGCGGCAACTTCGGCCTTCACATTCTTGCGGAATGCTTCGGGTGACTTAGATTTGACGAGTGGCATAGTTATCCCTTACGCAGGCAAAACATGAAGAATTGCAAAATTAATTTTAAGCGTATCCGTGTATGCGTTGCTTGATACATTGTCCAGATTGATTGTAAATTCACCGTCAGTCACCGTCACCACAGCAATAAGATACGCAAAGGTGGCAGTAGCGCCAGACGCAATATTCACGATTACCGTGTCCAAAGCAGACACTTTGCTGTTGGTAACAACAAACGCAACTTTGGCGCCTGGGGCCATCTGTGCATTGGCTGTCGTAATAGTCCCAGCGGTCTTGTTTATTGTGACACCAGTGGCCTTATTATTTTGCTGAGTAACCGTGCCATAAGCACCATTGGTGTAACCAATTTGGTCAGTCGCAAAAATTGTTGTGCCAGTAATAGATTGAGGATTAGTTGCACCAATGATGCCACCATCAATATCTTGGTCAAGATACGCAACACCGATTGGTTTTGTAAAGCTCATTTGTTTACCTTTTTGGCTGTTTTGGCAGACTCTTTAAACGCTTTGGCAGTCGGTGCGCCTTTTGCGCCTACTGGACGCATCTTCTCTTTTGAACCAGCGGCGATCCGTGCTTGCTTGGCGTGAATGTTAGCGTATAAGCCGAGTTTAGTCGCCATGATTAACACTTCCATCGTTTAAGGGCTGCTTTGGCACGCTCGCCATCTTTGGCATTAGCGGCTACTGCGCCCATTCTTGCACAAAATGAATCCTTGCGACCTTGGTCTGCCTTGGTCTTGGGACTAGGGGCTGGCGCTTTAAGGTTTGATCCAGTTGCGGCATTGTACTTCTCTCTGCCTTTGGCAGTCAAACCCGCGCCTTTGGATGTAGCCAGCTTCTCGCCACGCCCAACAGATAATGAAACCGTCTTCTTCATTCAACTACCCATCCAACCCGTTGATACAGCGCCGCGTTCTTGTACGACTCGGCGTTCCATTCTGCCATTGTATTCTCGGTGGGCAACTGGAAACGCAAAGGTCACGGCTAGTGCATCTGCTGCATCGGGACTTGCCAAGCCTCTTGACTTCATTTCCTTCTTGCCTTCCAAGAAAATTGTACCTGACGAGTTTGGCTTTTTCATAGGGCCAATCAGGTCTGCCTTCAGTTGTCGGTCACTTGGAATGCTGGCGGTCTTCAGCCAGTTCTTCATGTCATTCCACATCTCAGCGCGTTTGTTCCCAAACGCAATAGATTGCTTTGCCTTTGAGCCAAAGTTCACACCACGCACTTTGTAGCGTTGTTCTGCTAGTCTGTCAAGTATTCCGTAGCCAAGGCCACCCTCATCAATGACGGTTAGGGCTGGCTTGTATTCCTCAATGGCATCAATCACGTTACCCACCGTTGTCATGGTGTCATCACCCTTGAAGCGCTTGATGGCAATGATGTCTCTGCCTTGTCGCACCACAATCACCGTGCTGTCCATGCCACCGCGGGCGGGATCAACACCAACCACGATGGGGGCGGTCATGTCCTTGTACTTGGGGCGCTTCATTGCATCGTCCACCGACAAAGAGCCAATGAACTGATCCTCGCCACTAGCAGGGAACTCGCCATAGACTTCCACGCGAGCCTGGCTAGAGTCTTCGCCGTACTCTGCAATGATTTGGTCGTAGATCGCCTTGTCGGTGTCTTCAACCGTTCTTGCGTCTACCGACCGACTTGTCCAAAAGTTGCGCTTGGAGTGAAAGCACTCAAAAAAATAACCGTTGTTACGCCGTGGGTTGGAAAATGCAAACCAGTATCGATCGGGGGTGTTCTCGGTAAAGAATCCGGCGCCAACCTCCCAAATCGGGTCAGGGATACCGCTAGACTCATCAAAGATCAGCATCATGCCGTCCTGATTGTGGACACCTGCGTAGGAATCGGGGTTTTCCTCTGACCACAGCTTGCCCTCACAGGCCCAGTAGCGCGTACCTTTTTTGAGGTCTTTCTCAACCAGATCAGTCAACCACTTGGCAGGCACTAGCTTGGTCGCTGATATTTCCCACCAGTGGGCGTTAATCAACATTGCCGACCACTTGGTCAACTCGGCCCATGTGACTGATCTCAACTGATTCTCGCTGTTGGCAGAGACAACCACCGAGCCACCAATGCGGGTAGTTAGCATCCACAAGACCAGCCAACTGACAAGCGCAGACTTGCCAATGCCTCGACCGCTGGATACTGCCTCCCTAATCGTATCAAAGTTAACCTTGCCCTTTTGCGCCCTAATGTGCGTAGTCACATTTCGGAGAACTTCGCGCTGCCACTTGCGTGGGCCACTGAACTTAGCCAGTGGGGTGTTCTTCTGCCCCCAAGGGAAGGCGTACAAGACAAAAGCCTCTAGGTCATCAGCGATTGCTGGCGACCAAAGCTCAATCATCAACTTTTGTTCGTCTTCGCCTTTGTAGATTGGGAGTTGCATTTATCTAGCCATTTGATAGAATATGGGCATGATTCTATCCCCAATAGTTAACACCGAAGTCAAGATGCCATCCAAAATGTTGGAGGCACTTGGTCTGCACGAAACGCGCTGCGTGGTTACTGGCGTGCAATCTGTCACCGAAGAATCGGTCAAATCATTTTTGGCTGATCGATACAGTGAAAAGTTTGCTGCCACTTTTAATCCAAAGTTTTTGTTCAATAGCCAAGACTCTTAAGCAACTCGTTGGTGATGATGCCAGCGTAAGGGTGCATTTGCATTGCCCTTAAATCTGAAGCCCTTGGATTTTTTGGGTCGGGTATATTTCGCGCTTTCACAACGCCTGGCAACAATTCAAAAATATTGCGGTCTTCAGCCAATGTGCCAATGCCTTGGCCTTGCACACCGCCTGGGTAAGCTGGGTGGCTTGATTTAAGTATTGGACTGCCTGCAAATATCTCACCCACATTTTGAATGCCACCCTCTTGCGCTGCCAATTGCGCTGGGTCAGACACAGCCAATCTTGCGCCGCCAATATTCAAACCGCCCTCATCTCGGAAATCTCTATCCATCATTTGTTTGATGGCCTTGCGCTTGCTGTCTGGCGCAGCCCTAAACTGAGCAACACTTGTTGGATCAGACACACCAGCCCAGTCAGGAATAAATTTCTTAATTGACTTATCAAACTTATTTTTTTGCGTCTTGTTCATAGCCGCATCAGCGTAAGACAACATAGTCTCACCAGTCATTTGTGCAAAATCACCGCCAGTTGGGGCCATGCGATAAGGCACATACAACGGATTTTGCCCAGTAACATTTTTAATCTCATCGGCATACTTCATCAACGCCTTTGATGGCGCATTGCCAGATGACCAAACCAAGCCTGGGTTGTTGAACATAAAGTCCTGACCGCCTAACAACTCTACTGGCCTGTTAAACGGCACATTGTCAATACCAACCAACTTACCACCTGCGGCTGTGCGATCAGCCATGCTCGTAATAAACGGCCTACCTTCAAAGTCAGCCAACGAAACCGTTGGCGCTGTCTGCACATTTGGATTCAATTGAATGTCGCGGGTCATTGATTGCAATCTAGGTTGCTCTAAAACCCGTGGGTCATAGCGAGGATCAAAAGCACCAAAGCCACTTCTGCCAGAAGGTGGAACAATGCTCGGCATCATGCCCATGCGCTGCATATAGCCTTCTGTCAATTGCCCTGCTTTGGGTGCTACAAACTTGCCTGTTGCCATTGCAGCCTGTCTTGCCAACCGTGCTGCTTGAAGTGTTGCCATCGTTGCAGGCTTACCCAGTGGGGCGACTGTCATTGCTGCTTCTAGCACATCAGGCTTTACTCTTGTTGTTCCACCGAGTCCACCTGCGCCAGTTGTGAGGGGGTCACCGTAGGACATCATGTCCAGTGTGCGGCTGACCGCTGGCAAACCTAACAATTGCGATATGCCTTGCATCTGCTGTGTGCGCTCTGGCGAGTAACTCTTTGCCAAGAAGTCAGACAACGCACCAAGGTATTCGTTCCTCGGCACGGGGCCGATTGAACTTGGGAACGCCAAACGGTTTGCTGGCTGGTTGGTCAGTGCGTTGTTGTAGGTTGCCATATGTGAGGGGGATGATAAATCAATTTATAAAAAAATAAAAATAAAATTGTGTCTGGGGGCTACGTTACCTCGGCCCTTTCGCGCTGGCCCTACCCCCCCCCCTTCGGTATGGATGGTCGGGCCACCCACCGCAGGCCATGCCG